CTACACGGTCGTATCAAAGTGTACATCGATCCATATTTCGGTGGTTACACATCTAACCAAGAATTGGTAACAATTGGTTATAAGGGTTCTTCTCCTTATGACGCTGGTCTATTCTACTGCCCATACGTTCCTCTACAAATGGTTCGTGCAGTTGACCAGTTCACATTCCAACCAAAGATTGGTTTCAAGACTCGTTACGGCATGGTTGCAAACCCATTTGCTGGCGGTTCTAACGTTGACCTAGGTCAGTTGTACTCAGCACGTAATACGTACTACCGTATTTTCCGTGTTGCTAACTTGATGTAATTTCAAGTAAAAGAAACCAACGTAGATTGGTACTTTAAAAGAGGAGCAGAAATGCTCCTCTTTTTTTATTCCTAAATAATAGGTGTCATTAAGGAGATAATATGAGTGGAGCAATCACAACTCACCCAAGTACAACGAATTTACTGCAACCTACAAAATTTTTGGTTACGTTTCCTGAAATTTCAGAGACCATATATTTTTGCCAAAAAGCTAATATTCCTGGTGTCACGTTGGGTATGGCACTACAAGAAACACCAAACCTAGATTTATTCCATTCAGGTACAAAACTGGAATACAATACGTTTGATATCACTTTTATGGTAAACGAAGATTTGTCTGCGTGGACTTCCATATATAAATGGATGAACGATTTATCTAATGTTGACGTTAGCTATACCAAAAGAAAAGAGAGCAAAAAGCAAGCTATCTTTACCGTAATGTCCAATCTAAACAATCCAAAATTTAGAATTAAACTTAACAACATATTTCCACTTTCACTCAGCGATTTGGAATTTGATACCACTTTATCCGCAGAAGAACATATTTTGGCAACAGCATCTTTCAGGTACGATTGGTTTGACATTGAAAAAGTATCGTGATATAATGTAGTTTTGCAATGGAGATTATGATGAGCAAACTTGAAGAAATATTGAAAGAGTGGGAAAAAGACTCCGTGATTGATTCAACGGAACCAGGAAAAGAACTTCTAAAAATACCCACACTACATAATAAGTATTTAAAAATTCTTGTGAACCATAGGCTTGCTATGAAGCGTGTGAACTTTGATTACTCACGTATGCGTAAAGTCAAAGAAGAATACTATAACGGTTCTTTATCACAAGAAGAATTAAATAATTATGGTTGGGAACCTTTTCTGTTGAATGTAAAGACTAAACAGGGAATTGAAAAGTACATTGAATCTGATACAGAACTTATTCGTTTATTAGAGAAAAAAATGTATCATGATGAAGCAATTGCCGTATGTGAATCTATATTACAAGAACTTAGAAGTAGAACTTTCCAGCTAAAAGATTATATTGCATGGGAAAGATTCATCGGTGGAAACTAAACTAACAGTAACGAAAAGAAATGAAGCATATGTTAAGGTAAAATGTGAACGTTCGACAGCACAAGAACTGTCGGAGTTTTTTACCTTCTATGTGCCTGGACACCAATTCACTCCAGCGTTTCGAAATAAAATTTGGGACGGAAAAATAAGGCTCTTTGACCTTAGAACGTTTCAGGTCTATCACGGCCTTCTTCCGTACATTGAAAATTTTTGTGAAGAACGTGAATATGTTTTGGAGTACGGAGACCCAAGACCAGATTTGACTGAAGATTATTCTGTGTATCATGCAGACAAGTTTATCACAGACTTAAAGCTACAGTCAAGAAATAATGATATAGAAGTCAGAGATTACCAAAAAAATGCATACGTACATGCTATGCGGAATAAAAGGTGCTTGTTACTTTCACCAACATCATCCGGTAAATCTCTCATCATTTACCTTGCAGTACGTCAACTACTGACTTACAAGTGTAAAAAAGGATTGATTATTGTTCCAACAACCTCTCTTGTAGAACAGTTGTATTCGGATTTTGCCGATTACTCCACAAAAAATGGTTGGGAAGTGCAAGAAAATGTGCATAGAATTTATCAGGGCAGAGATAAGAACACAGACTTGCCACTCACTATTTCTACATGGCAATCACTCTATACACAACCTGAAGAATATTTTCATCAATTCGATTTTATCATTGGTGACGAAGCACACCTATTCAAAGCACAATCTCTTGTTTCGATTATGTCAAATTGCATCAATGCAAAATACAGAATTGGTTTAACTGGTACACTTGACGGAACAAAAACACATAAACTGGTACTAGAAGGTCTTTTTGGTCCTGTTCAAAAGGTAACAACAACCAAAGAACTCATGGACAACAAACAGATTGCAGACTTTTCAATCAAATGTTTGGTACTTAAACATGATGATGAAATATGCCAGTTGATGAAAGGTAAAACGTATCAAGAGGAAATTGAATACTTGATACTGAATGAATCACGCAACAAATTTATTAAAAATCTTGCGGTATCTTTGAAAGGAAATACTCTCATTCTTTACCAATATGTTGACAAACATGGTAAAATATTGTATGATATGATAACTAAAACCGAAAACATTGGCAATAGGAAGGTCTTCTTTGTTTATGGTAAAACTGATACAGAAACAAGAGAAGAAGTTAGAAGGATCACCGAGGAAGAAAATGACGCTATTATTGTGGCTAGTTATGGCACCTTTAGCACTGGAATTAATATTAGGAATCTCCATAATATTATATTCGCATCTCCATCCAAATCAAGAGTTCGAAATCTCCAATCTATTGGAAGAGGTTTACGAATCGGTGACAACAAGGTTGAAGCGGTTCTTTACGACATAGCAGATGACCTACGTTATAAGAGTTACATGAATTTCACTCTTAAACATTTTGTGGAACGAACCAAGATATATAATGAGGAGAAGTTTATTTTTAAACTCTATAAGATAGGATTAAAAAATGGAAGCAGTAAAAGTATTACGCCTTAAATCAGGTGAAGACATTATAGCATATTTCGAACAAGTGGATAAATTAAATTTTATTGTAAGAGAACCTATGGTTGTTATGGTTAAAAGTGATGTAAAATCTGGTAAACAAATCATTTTGATGGACCATTGGTTACCAGCACCACTCATCAAAAACAATGAGGCTTTTTTAACTGAGAATGAGATTGTTACTATTTTGGAACCCACATCTGAATTCTCCGAATACTTTGAGAATGCTGTGGATTCTATACACAAAGCTAAGTCTGTGGTGGAGGAAATGTCCGAATCGAACGATGAAGAAATGAGTCAAGATTTGATGACTACGATGCTGGACCTGGTTGGTCCAGATATATCCATAGTTCATTAATTAACATGCAGAGGCTACATACTGGAGTGTAGACCTTTGTCAAGTGGTAGTCAAGCATTATAAAGGTACATATATCATGGAACAAGAAACAATACCAATGCCGGTTGCAAAACCAAAAAGGCATTACATCAACAACGCAGATTTTTGCCAAGCACTTTTGGAATACCAAAAGGCAGTAGCAGAAGCAAAAAAAACTGGTGCACCAAAACCAAAAATTCCCAATTACATTGGTGAATGTTTTATGAAAATTGCTGAAGGTCTCTCACACAAACCAAACTTCATCAACTACACTTACCGAGATGAAATGGTAGGAGATGGCATTGAAAACTGCCTCATGTACTTTGAGAATTTTGATGTTTCAAAGTCAAACAATCCTTTTGCATACTTTACACAAATCATTTACTATGCATTCTTACGTAGAATTCAAAAAGAAAAAAAACAATTATATGTAAAGTACAAAGCAACTGAACAGTTTGGAATTTTTAATGAATCTGAACTGATGGGCTATGATGATGTGCCAGCCAAACCTTTTGAATTATACGATAACATTTCCGATTTTATAGAAACTTTTGAAGAAACAAAAAAGAAGAAAAAGGAAATAAAAAAGAATAAAGGTATTGAAAAGTTTTTGGAGGAATAATATGAAAGTTGGTTTTACTTGTTCATGTTTTGATTTGTTCCATGCTGGTCATGTGATGATGCTCAAAGAAGCCAAAACACAATGTGATTACCTAATTGTTGGGTTACAAACCGATCCTACTATAGACAGACCACATAAAAACAAACCTGTTCAGTCTGTTTTGGAAAGATTCATACAATTAGATGCATGTAAGTATGTTGATGAAATTGTACCATATGCAACGGAAAAAGATTTGCTGGACATATTGACATCCTATCCTATTGATGTTAGAATCATTGGAGAAGAATATAAAAACCAGCAATTTACTGGTTATAATTTACCGATTGCAACACACTTCAACTCTCGGCAACACAGTTTCAGTACCACTGAATTGCGTCAGCGGGTATTGAAAGCAAATATGGATAAAACAACTTAAGATAGTAAATGAAAATTGCCGTTATCACCGACCAACATTTTGGTGCAAGAAATGATTCACTCCACTTTTTGGATTTTTATGAAAAATTTTATAATGAAACATTTTTTCCTGCTATTGATACTGCCGGAATTACTACTCTGCTTATTCTTGGCGACACGTTTGATAGACGTAAGTATGTAAACTTCTATTCACTTCAACGTGCAAAGAAGATGTTCTTTGATAAGTTGCATAGTAGGAATATACAAGTACACATGCTGGTTGGTAACCACGATACATACTACAAGAACACAAATGATGTTAATTCACCAAAATTGGTTTTGGAAGAATACAATAACATCAACATCATAAAGCATCCAACAACACTCCAAGTTGGTGAGACTTCTATTTGTATGATGCCGTGGATTTGTCCAGAAAACTATGACGATTCTATGGAAACCTTGAAAGACACCAACGCAACAATTTGCATGGGTCACTTTGAGATTGAAGGTTTCCAAATGTATCGTGGTGCACCTTCACATGAAGGACTGGAACCAAAGATGTTCGATAAGTTCGATGTAGTATTTTCTGGACACTATCACCACAAATCTAGCCGTGGAAACATTCACTATCTTGGTAATCCATATGAGTTGACATGGCAAGATTATGATGATCCACGTGGTTTCCACCTTTTTGATTTGAAGACACATCAACTTGAATTCATACAGAATCCAAATAAAATGTTTAAGAAAGTCATTTATGATGACAAAATAAATGATATCAAAACAATCACAGGTATGAATTTATCTCACTTAAAGTCGAGTTACGTAAAAGTGGTTGTGGTCAATAAAACGAATCCATATTTGTTCGACACATTAATTAACAGACTATACCAAATCAATCCAATCGATATTACGATTGCAGAAGATTTTACTGGACAAGAAGATTCGGAAGAAGATGATGTTGACCAAGCAGAAGATACCACAACAATCTTAAATAAGTACGTTGATAACTTGACAACTGATTTGGAAAAAGATAAAGTGAAAACTCTATTGAGAGAATTGTATGTTGAAGCATTAAATGAGGAATCAGAATGAGCGCACCAACTAAAATGGTAAATGTGGAATTGGCGGAAAAAATGTTTTTCGTTCCACGATTTATTGTTGATAACAATTTTTTTTCTTCCGATGAATGTGATTTTGTTTCTAATTATTTTCAAAACAATCACACAACACATAAAGGTGGTGAATATTCAAAGTTAGAAGGTGTGCCGGAACAAAGAAGAACAAATGTTGTTTTGGTGAATGAACCTAATGAACACACTGTTTGGATGTGGGAAAAATTTAATAATATAATTGCATATTATAATGACCTTCATTTTAATTTTGACTTGTATGGATTTAATTATCTTCAATATGCAAAATATAATGTGGGTGATAAACATGAATTTCACATGGACTTACCCTTAGGTGGTAAAACAGTTGACTTCAATTTAATGGAACATCTCCGTAAATTGACAGTTGTTCTTCTTTTAAATGAACCTGGTGTTGACTTTGAAGGTGGTAATTTTCAAATCAACCATTTTTCAGAACAATTTCCTTGGGAAACAAATCTTAGAAAAGGGTCAGTTTTACTTTTCCCTTCTTTCTTGCTACATAGAGTAGCACCAATCACTTCAGGCAATAGACAATCTATATCAGTATGGGCTGTAGGTCCAAAATTTAAATAATGATTATTTTTGAAAAAGTTCGTTGGAAAAATTTTCTTTCAACAGGTAACGCATTCACCGAAATCGACCTCACAAGGTCAACAAACACACTTATTGTTGGACACAATGGTGCGGGTAAATCCACTATTCTGGATGCACTCACGTTTGGTCTTTTTGGTAAACCTTTCCGTAAAATCAATAAACCACAGTTGATGAACACCATCAATAATGGAGATTGTGTGGTTGAGATTGAATTCAAGATTGGTAAGAAACAATACAAAGTAAATCGTGGTATTAAACCAAATGTATTTGAAATTTACTGTGATGGTACTTTGGTGAATCAAGATGCCAAAGCAAAGGACTACCAAGAACACCTTGAGAAGTTCATATTGAAACTGAACTACAAGTCTTTCACACAGGTTGTTATTCTTGGTTCTGCATCTTTTGTTCCATTCATGCAGTTATCACCTGCCGACCGTAGAGCAATCATTGAGGACTTGCTCGATATTCAGATTTTCTCCTCGATGAATTCGATTGTTAAGAATAGAATTTCAACAATCAAAGACGAACAAAAAACAGTTGATTACAATATCAAACTGGTTGATGCTAAAATCTCTTTACAAAAACAAAATATTGAAGACAATAAGAAAAATCATTTGGTGGATATTGATAAAAAAACCCAAGAGATTGCCGACAACAATACACATTTGAAAAAAGTTAATGCGGATGTTGGTCTGATTCAAAAACATATCGAACAACTCACACATAAAATTGCAGATAAAACTGCTGTATCATCAAGAACAACAAAACTTATAACTCTCCAATCAAAGTTTGAAGATAACGTTAAGAAATTAAACAAAGAAATTTCATTCTATCAGAACAACGATAATTGCCCAACATGTCAACAGGCTATTGTATCCGAAACAAAAAATAAACATGTAACGGAGAAACAAACGAAAGTTACGGAAATAAAATCTGCAACAACAAAATTGCAAGAAGAACTTGAAAATGTACACAATCGTTTAGAAGAAATAGAAAAGATTCAGAAACATATCAATGCACATAACTCCGAAATTGTTAAATTAAATACACAGGTGACAAGCATTAATTCTTATAACGCCAGGTTATTGAAAGAGATTGATGAACTTAAAAGTCGTACAGTATCAACTGACGGTGATGATGACAAATTAAAAGTGTTGAATTCTGAATTGCAAGGATATAAAGACGTTGCTGAACAATTATCCGTTGATAAACAGTACCATGAGTTTGCCGCAACATTACTTAAAGATACTGGTATCAAAACAAAAATCATTAAACAATATTTACCTGTTATGAACAAACTCATTAACAAGTATCTAACTTCAATGGACTTTTTTGTCAATTTTAATCTAAATGAATCGTTTGAAGAAACGATTAAATCTCGGCACCGTGATGAATTTTCTTATGCTTCTTTCTCTGAAGGTGAAAAGATGCGTATAGACCTTGCTTTATTATTTACATGGCGTCAAATTGCCAAGATGAAGAATTCTGTGAATACGAATCTTTTGATTTTAGATGAAGTATTCGATTCTTCTCTTGATGGTGTTGGTACAGAAGAATTCTTAAAACTTTTGAATAGCCTAGATAATAACACTAATGTATTTGTAATCTCACATAAAGGTGACCAACTTTTTGATAAGTTTAGGTCCGTAATTAAATTCCAAAAGACAAATAACTTCTCACAGGTGGTGAAATGAATGATGTAAAAAATGATGTTTTAGTATTTGATACCGATGCATGGAAAAAAGATTTACCTGCAATCACTAAGAAGGTTGAAATTTTCCCTCTTGTTCCGGAAACACATACTGCTTTGCGGTCTAAATTGCCAGAATTTGATTTTGAAAATCCACCAGTTGATCCAAACAATTTCGCAAGTTCTTTGGTTGAAACATGCAAGAAGTATAATGGTATTGGTCTTTCGGCAAATCAATGTGGTTATAACTACCGTGTATTCGTGATGGGTTCAGGTGATGAATACGTTGCATTTTTCAATCCAAAAATTATTTCTGTTTCGGAAGAAATAACTAAAATGGAAGAAGGTTGTCTTTCTTATATGGATTTATTCCTAAACATCGAACGACCATCCGTTATTGAAGTGGAGTACCAAGACTTCACTGGTGCTACCAAAACCGCCAAGTTTGCCGGAATAACTGCTCGTTGCTTTCAACATGAACTTGACCACATGAATGGAATAGTGTACACTATGCATGTGAAGCCCTTGGCTATGCAAATGGCACAGAAGAAACGTTCCAAACTTGCAGACCAAAGGCGCAAGCTACAAAAACAGATGATTAACAAGGTGAAAGAAAAATTTAATGTCAAACGATTCTGATGTTGAAAACGAAAAATGGCCTGCACATGTACAGAAACAATGGGAAGAATGGTCTGAAAAGAACCCTAAAAGTTCTTTTGAGCATATTGATACCGAAGAACTGAAGAAAGTTCTAACCGAAGATTTGACCTATGCATCCAATATGGATGTTAAAGAATACACTCTCTACCAAAAATGGTGCGAAGTGCAGGAGAAATTCCCTACAAAAATCAATAACACCTTTTGGGGTGATGAAAAGGTTCTTGTTGACGAAGAACAGGGTAAGTATATTGATATAGCCAAGAGTAATATTTGGATACCAGAATCGCCAGATGATTTTATGAATCTCCGTCCTGTAATGGAATTCACCGATGACTCTGGACAAAAAATCACGACAGGAATTGACGGTACGACCATAAAAAGCGACAAAAAGCGCACCAAAGACCTTCCTATATTGTGGAACACGACACGCACCTTTATCTCTACGATGAAGAACAACTCAAACATTGGTCGTAACCTGAACTTCATTGTAAAAGATGAGGTGACTGGTAAGTATCTTGGTGTCATTTGTATTTCTTCCGACTTTCTCGACTTAACACCACGTGATACTGCAATTGGTTGGGAACGTGAAAAGAAAACTCAAGGTGGTATGATTAACCATACTGCTATCGGTTCTTCTATTGTTCCACTCCAACCACTTGGTTTCAATTATATGGGTGGTAAACTACTTGCACTACTATGTCTTTCTGATACCGTTCAGCGTCTGTGGAAAGAAAAGTATGGTGATGTTCTTGCTGGAGTTACAACCACATCTCTTTATGGAAACACTAAGTCTGGTGGTTTATCTCAGTACGATGGTCTTGAACACTGGAATAAAATGGGTTTCTCGTCCGGTTCGGTTGCTTTTGAACCCCGTAAATCTACACTGAATATGCTTTGGAACTGGCTGAAAGAGAACCACACAGAGAAATACTTTGAGTGGTGGGAAGCTAAGAATGATAAAGGTTTGCCATTCAAACGTGACCACAAGAATCGTTCGTTGCATTTTCTGTATCCAAAACTTGGTATTCCAAAAGAGTTGACACGTACCGCACACCAACGTGGTATCTATTTTTCACCACTCTATAACAATACGAATGAGTTCCTCCGTGGAGAAATTACGGAAGACCAACTTGTAAAATCTTTCGACACTTCCGAAGAAGCACTTTCGGAACTGTGGAAAACCAAATATGCCAAAGGTCGTATTCGACAACTGCAAAAAAAGAATAATGTTTCATATGAAACTCTTTTCTATGATGACCTTGTCTATATGACTTGGGAAGAAACCAAAGCCAAATATTTGCCGCAAGTAGGACGGTAAATTCTCAAGTGTACCGCTAAAACACTTGACTTTTATCCTACATATTTGTATACTGTGATTTGCTCATATGAGCAGTGTTATTAACTTTAAAATGGAGTTTATTATGAAGAAACTATCCGCTAAGGAAAAAATGTTGCAAACCTTGACCAAGAAGGAAGGTTACAACACATTCAGCGTAGCACAGGCTCGCTCACGTTTTGGCATTACCAACGTTGCCGCACGTATTGCTGAGTTGCGTAACGAAGGCTATGCTATTTACACCAACACAAAGTCACGTGCTGATGGCTCTAAGGTTGCTGTTTATCGTCTTGGAACTCCTTCCAAGTCTTTCAAAGCACAATGCCGTGCTATGGGCGTTCGTCCACAAACCGCCTAATATTGGTTTGATACAGGAGAGTACCATTTCCTAATGGTCTCTCCTTTTTTTTATTTTTGGAGTGCAGATGGAAATTTCAATTAAAACAGAAGAACTACGAAAGCATAAACTGTTTGTAGCCACACCAATGTATGGTGGACAAAATCATGGACTCTATATGAAAGCATGTCTTGACCTACAAGGTATGTGTATTCAATATGGAATCGAAATCAAATTCTCATTTTTGTTCAATGAGTCTTTGATTACACGTGCAAGAAACTATTTGGTGGACGAATTCCTAAACCGTTCAGATTGCACACATTTGTTGTTTATCGATTCTGATATCAACTTCAATCCACAAGACGTAATTGCCTTACTGGCTCTCGACAAAGACGTTATTGGTGGACCTTATCCTAAGAAAGCCATCAAGTGGGGTAATGTCAAGAAAGCGGTTCAAATGCATCCCGATATTGAACCACATGCATTAGAAAAAGTTACTGGTGACTATGTGTTCAATCCAGTAAAAGGTACTGCACAATTTTCCGTATCTGAACCTCTCGAAGTAATGGAAATTGGTACAGGCTTTATGATGGTAAAACGTGAAGTGTTCCCAAAGTTTGCTGAACAATATCCACATCTCAAGTATAAACCAGACCACGTTGGTCAGGCACACTTTGACGGCTCACGTTACATTCATGCATACTTTGATACCGTGATTGATCCAAAATCTGAGCGTTATCTCTCCGAAGATTATATGTTCTGCCAATGGTGGCGTAACATGGGTGGTCAAATTTGGTTATGCCCATGGATGCGTACCCAACACATTGGTACATACCATTTCCAAGGTGATATGCCTGCCGTTGCAAACTTTGTTGGTGAAATGTAATGATTGTTGGATTACTTGGATTTATTGGTTCAGGTAAGGGTACAGCAGGTGACATCCTGAAGGACATGGGTTTTACACCTGTGTCTTTTGCAAAAGGAGTTAAGGATGTTACAGCAGAAATGTTTGGTTGGCCTCGCCACTTGCTTGAGGGTGATACACAACACTCACGTGAATGGCGAGAAAAGCCGGACGATTTCTGGTCTTATGAATTTGGAAAAGAATTCACACCCCGTTATGCTTTACAATTAATGGGCACAGAAGTTGGCCGTGATGTATTTCATAAAGATTTTTGGGTAATCAAACTTAAAAATTATATCGATAATGCACCTGAACAAAATTTTGTTATCACTGATGTTAGATTTCAGAATGAAATTTCTTTTATCAATAAACATGGCGGTACATTAATTGAAATTAAACGTGGCATCACACCACATTGGTATGAAATTGCCGCAAAAGCAAATCATGGTGATCCACATGCGGAACTTTGGATGCAAGAACGCAGTGGTGTGCATGAATCAGAATGGAGATGGGTTGGCGGTGATATTGACCACACCATCGACAATGATGGAAGTCTGGAAGACTTGAATAAAAAATTGAAGAATTGCTTGATTAGTTCCTTTGGACCTGATATAATTCGTGAACCTACTTAAGGAGTATTGTTATGAAACTTTCCACAAATACAATGAGTATTTTTAAAAACTTTGCTACGATTAATGAAGGCATCTTCGTTAAACCTGGTAATGTTATTGAGACTATCTCTAAACAAAAAAACATTCTTGCGAGAGCAGAATTAACCGACACGTTCGAATCTGAATTTGGTATTCACGACTTGAACAATTTCTTGGGCACACTCACACTGGCACGTGATGCACAGCCTGAAATTGAAGTTGAAGAAAAGAACATTGTCATCAAAGGCCTTGGTGGTCGTTCTAGCACCAAGTATCGTAAAGCGGCTAAAGAAACTATTCTTGTTCCACCTGATAAGACTATCTCCATGGATAACGCAGAGATTAAATTCTCTCTTGATGCACAAGACCTAGAATGGATTTCCAAGGTTGCATCTGCACTTGGTTCTCCAAACATTGCTTTTGTTTCTGATGGTGAATCTGTTACGATTGAAACGTTCGATGCAAAAGATGATGCGTCACACGTTAATTCAACAACGTTGAATGTGAACGGTACGGGTACAAAGTATCGTATGGTTTTTGCAACAGAAAATCTACGTTTTGTTCCAGGTGCTTATGAAGTTACCATCGCTTCTAAAGGTATTGGTCATTTCAAGAACACGACAGCTTCTGTTGAATATTGGGTGACAACTGAAACTGGTTCTAAATACGGAGAATAATTATGACCGCTGTGACTACACTCTATGGTTCTTTTGATGAGAACCAACTCAAATCTATTCGTGATGCACTCTCTGAAATTTCTAATGAGATGGGTGTGATTGATTCACATAAAGAAGCTATCAAAGACGTTATCGATGCACTCTATGATAACTTTAAAATTCCAAAAAAAGTTCTTCGCCGAATGGCAAAGACACATCACAAACAATCTTTTCAAGAAGAAGTTACAGAAGATAATGAGTTTGAAGCACTCTATATCGGAATGACCGAAACAAAATGAACTCAGTCGGCCGTAGAAACTTTGCAAAAAGCCTAGGGCTGGTTGGTCTACTCGCAGTTGGTGTTGAAGGTTATAAACAAGCCAAAGAACGAATTGTTTATAAGCAAGATGAACTCCCAACTGCGGAGTTAGAAAAACAACTTGAAGGAAAACCTGTGTTGCAACTAAATGCAACATACGGTGAAGAAATGCCGCCTCAGCAATACTATGGAACAAACATGTATGTTATAAGTGGTATAACACCAAGATATAAACCAGGAACAGAAAAAAATGTTCAAGTGAAAATTGTACCTGGTCCCGATGGTAAACTTTACGTCAAAGAGAATGACACTTGGCGTAGAATGTGATATAATGAATTTTTTTATGATGGAGTATGTGAATGGAAAGCAACCAAATGTTATGGGTGGAAAAGTATCGTCCCCACAAAATTGAGGACTGTATTCTTCCGGAGTCTATCAAAACAACCTTTCAGGAATATGTTAACAGAAAAGAAATCCCAAATTTGTTACTTGCTGGATCCGCAGGGGTCGGCAAAACTACAATCGCAAAAGCCCTATGTGAAGAAGTCGGCTGTGATTACATCGTCATCAACGGGTCGGACGAAAGTGGCATCGATACTTTCCGGAACAAAATCAAAAACTATGCATCATCAATGAGCCTTTCTGGTGGCCGCAAGGTCATCATCATTGACGAAGCAGACTATCTAAATCCAAATTCTACACAGCCTGCACTCCGTGGTGCTATGGAAGAATTTGCCGTCAACTGTTCTTTTATCTTCACTTGTAACTTCAAGAATCGTATCATCGATCCTCTACACTCTCGGTGTTCTGTGGTTGAATTTAAGATTCAAAATGGCCAAAAAGCAAAGATGGCCACACAATTCTTTAAGCGTGTGGAATGGATTCTCGAACAAGAAAACATCACATATGATAAGCAAGTTGTTGCCGCAGTAATCACAAAACACTTTCCTGACAACCGCCGTGTTCTCAATGAACTACAACGCTATTCTATTGGTGGTACGATTGATAAGGGTATCCTAGCCGCTGTATCAGATTTACAAATTTCTGATTTGATTAAAGCTGTAAAGGAGAAAGACTTTGGTCTGGCTCGGAAATGGGTCATCAACAACATCGATTCCGATTCTGCTTCCATCTTCAGGAAGATTTATGAATCTCTCTATGATGTTATGACTCCGGATAGTATTCCACAAGCGGTGTTACATCTTGCAAAATATCAATATCAGTCCGCATTTGTTGCTGACCAAGAGATTAATCTAATGGCATTCTTAACAGAATTGATGGCTGATTGTTCTTTTAAGTGAGAATGATATGAGTCCATTTGATTTTGTTGAAGTTGTTCTAAACAAGAGAAATAAGTTTTCTGACGAAGAATTAGATTTCAAATCATATAAGCCGTTTCTTATTAATCGTTCACTCTCATATCAACTCGATTGCATTTTATATGTAAATGAGTTGAATATGAATCATCATCTACCGGAAACTTTACAATTCCAATATCTTCTAAATACAATCAGACCTATGAAACGCAAGTTTCACGCTTGGCAAAAACAGGCGGCGGTTAAGGATTTAGAATGTGTTAAAGAATACTTTGGCTACTCGAACGAAAAAGCTAAAGAAGCACTACGTATTCTATCAGATGAACAAATCGCTTTGATAAAAGAAAAACTAGACAGAGGCGGAGTGAAAAAATAATGATTAAAATAGAAGATATGGTAGAGGTGACACTAGGTGAAAAAGATGATTTCTTGAAAGTTCGTGAAACTCTTACACGCATCGGTGTTGCATCAAAAAAAGAAAAAATACTTTACCAATCTTGCCACATTCTACACAAGCAAGGTAAGTATTATATCGTACATTTCAAAGAATTGTTTTCTTTAGATGGTAAACCAACTGATTTGACCGACAATGATATTGCTCGGAGAAATACAGTAGCCAACCTACTGGAAGATTGGGAACTTGTTAAGATTGTCAACAAAGAACAAACTGCGGATCCAACAGTTTCTTTGTCACAAGTTAAGATTCTGTCTCACAAAGAGAAGAACGATTGGCAACTTATACCCAAATATAACATTGGCAGCAAAAAACCACAGTCCGTGGATAAATAAAAATATCCCACTCGGGATGGGACCAGCAGTCCGAGGTTAGGCTGGTTATGAATTCCTCGGGCCAATTTAGCCCACCTTAGGGCCGTTTGATGCTACGGTTGAAGGCGTCCGTGTAATTACACCTCCGACACGACAGTTCGGACCAGTATAAGGTAAGCTGGATGATATGCCTTCGGGGTATCAATTTTAATTAACTCGCTTTTAGGAGAAAACTATGACACATCTATCACTGCCATACGGCAAATCTTTGCTTCCATCCACCGTTGGTTTTGACCGACTACTAAGCACTTTCGAGGAATTTGACAATCTACTCGGTCAAGGTGCTAAGGTTCAAACCTATCCACCATACAACATCGTTAAAGAAGATGACGAAAATTACACGATTGAAATTGCCGTTTCCGGCTTCAAACGTGATGAAATTGAAATCACTTCGGAAGGTGGAAAACTACATGTAAACGGTGCTATCAAAACGGCTAGAACCTCGGATAAGTATTTACATCGTGGTATTGGTACAAGGGATTTTTCCCATAAATTTGTACTGTCTGACACCATTGTTGTTAAAGATGCTGATATCGTTGACGGTCTACTGGTCATCAATTTGGTAAACATCATTCCGGAAGAAAAGAAACCACGTAAAATTGAGATTGGTTGTAGTAAAAATACAACAGAAGCCTTGACAAAGTAACGTGAGTCTGTTAGAATCCTTGTAAGTTACTTGGATTCTAACATGGAAATCTTCTTATCCTCATATAGTATTTTTGTTTTAGGTGCATTCCTAGGCGCACTATTGGGCCGAACATTTACTTTTGGAATTCTTGCCGTTTGTTTTTTGTTTATGTTGATTAAATTATGAAAACCGATAAACCGATTAAACTCCGTAATAGAATTTCCCAAGCGGAAATATATTACACATATTCACATTGGCCATCTAAAGATATTGATGGTGTTGAATTTTTGCCGGTTGTAAAACAAATACCTACACAATCAATAACGCAAACTATCCATTATATGCGTAAAGATTCCTTGGAAAAGGTTAAGGTATAATGAACAAACATACACTTGACGTTGCGATGGTTCTGTGCTATAATTTAGCTATACTTGCAGGTACTGTGTGTTTAGTCCAATTTTACGATTGGTCGCCTTGGTGGTTTTTGTTGACCGTTTGTTGTTTGTTAAGTTTTAAAACGAAAGAAGAATGAAATGAAAGTTGCTCTCTGTTCGGATGTTCACCTAGAATTTGGTACGATTTCTTTAGAAAACACCGAGAATGCTGATGTGTTAATTCTTTCTGGTGACATTTGTGTTGCTAAGGATGTTCATGTGCGTGATACTTATAACCTCCGGGGTGAACATGATAAGTCTAATCAAATTCATACATTCTTTCAAGAATGTAGTGCGAGATTTCCTCATGTTATTTACATCCTCGGAAATCATGAACATTATCACGGTGATTTTGCTAAGTCTCTTACAACTCTCCGTACTAATCTTGGCTATTTGGTCAATCTCCATATTCTAGAAAAAGAATATGTTGATATCAATGGTACTTTGTTTTTTGGTGCTTCTCTTTGGACCGACATGAACAAAGAAGATCCACAAACTTTGTACGGCATCAAAGGCTACATGAACGATTATCGTATCATTGAAGATTCTACTGATCCTGTTCACTTCCGTGATTCTGATGGTAACTTCCACACACGCACAGGCAAATTTTCTCCAGAAAAATCTGTGCGTGAACACAAGGCTACTTTGCTTGCATTGAACGAAGCGATTGGTTCTCAACCACTTAAAAACTGGATTGTTGTGGGCCACCACGCTCCTTCTAAGCAATCGACCAAGCCACAATATGAAAAAGATGTTATGGTGAACGGTGCTTATAGTTCTGATTTGTCTGAATTCATTTTAGACCATCCACAAATCAAATTGTGGACACATGGACACACGCACCATAATTTTGATTACATGATTGGCTCAACACGTGTTGTTGCTAACCCACGTGGTTACATTAACTACGAAGACCAAGCCGATAATTTCCAATTACAATTTATTGAGGTTTAATTATGCCATTATTTGAAATTGATGTTCTCACTACTTTTCGTAACAAGTATGTTATTGAGGCAGAAAGTCTTGAACATGCGTATGATGAATTAGTAATGACCGAACATAATCGTGAGTTTGATGAAGTAACTCAAAAGTTCCTTGGTGAACAAATTATCGATGGTCGTGAGACTACAAAAGAAGGTATCATTGAAATGGTTAAACGATTGAAAGACGATAAGTCTGAACTCTGTTCTTATTGGATGGATGTTGATAAACTCATCCATACGATTGAATATACACCTAAGGAAAATGAAGGTTATGCTCACACTGAGCAATATTACGACACTGAACGTAATAAATAAAAATTCCGGCGTTCGTATAATGGATAATACAGGGGTCTTCTAAGCCCCGAATATGGGTTCGATTCCTGTACGCCGGACCAATTAATAAGGAATTAATTTATGATTGATTGTATGGTGATTGGTGATAGTATAGCAGTTGGTACAGCAATGTACCGAAAAGAATGTGCTAATTATTCCAAAGGCGGTTGGAACAGTTGGCAGTGGAATAAAGATTATCTTTCTTCTGCAACTACAAAATCATATGAAACAATCATCATCAGTCTTGGTGCAAATGACCATAAAGGTGTGAAAACTGAATATGAACTAAGAAAGATGCGTGAAGCAATTAAAGGTAAACGTGTCTTTTGGATTGATCCAGGAAAAGACCGTAAACCTATTCCACATGAAGCTATGATGCAAATTGCAAAAGAGTATGGTGATGTTGTACTTCCAAGACCTGCTGATAACATGAGTTCTGATGGTATACATCCAACAGGTAAAGGTTATAAAATTCTAGCTGAACAAACTAAATGAAACAAAAATTTATTGAAGCGTACATGAAAACGGCTGAAGTGTTTGCAGGACTATCCTCGGCACGTAGACTTCATGTTGGTGCGATTGTTGTAAAAGATGACCGCATCATTTCTATTGGCTACAATGGAATGCCATCTGGTTGGGATAACGATTGTGAAAATAAGATTTATTGTGAAGATGGTGATTGGTCTGAACAACAGTTACCAAAAACTGAAAATCTTCCATGGCTTCGTTATAAACTTGTAACAAAACCTGAGGTTCTTCATGCAGAAACTAATGCTATTGCTAAGTTGGCTAAATCAACCGAAAGTGGTGATAACGCTGTATTATTTGTCACTCACGCTCCTTGTCTTGATTGTTCTAAATTGGTATATCAAGCTGGTATTAATTCTGTTTATTATCGGAATAGCTATCGTAGCGAAGAAGGTTTAAAATTCTTGTCAAAAGCTGGTGTTCTAGTTACACAAGTTTAATTTCACATTATGAAATTTTCCAGTAACTAAATAATGATAGCAACTGGAGATAAGATGAAGGTCAGAATATTCAACTGTCCAGATAAAGATTTCAGACCCTTTGTGGAGAGGGCGGTAGAATTTTATGCTCAAAATTTAATAAAGTCTAAAAGACTTAGAGATAACATACATCTTACAGTTAAATTCAATTCAAAAATAAATGTTTGGGCTTTTGCTTCAATAGAAGAATACAATGCATCAAACAAGGCAAGAGAGTTTTTAATTGAAGTGCATCCTTGGTTAGGTGCGGCAGAAATATTAAAGACGCTTGCACATGAAATGGTTCACATAAAACAATTTGCATACAACGAAACAAACGAAACTCTTTCAAAATGGAAAGGTATTTCAATCGATGCTGATGCAATAGATTATTATCATCATCCTTGGGAACTGGAAGCATACAGTTTAGAAGTTGGTCTGTGGACAAAGTTCGCTGTCAAAGAAGAATTGTGGAATGTGTTTGAAGGTATTTCTAATCCTGATGCACCAATTGTAAAAGAAGATATAAAATGGAAATATTTGAAAGATGAAAACAGCACTACTTCTAACGGGTAATCCACGATTCTCGGAAGACTTTGATTCACAACTTCAAAATCTAACTAAATCAGCAATTGATTTATACATTGTATTTTGGCGAAGACCTTTTGGATGGGACCCTAAAATATCCGAGAATTGGTCCAATTTAAAAACTGCCGGTCAAGTCAGAGATAAACTACAAGCACATCTTCCACCTTGGTACAAAATAAAATTCATTGAGGTTCTTGATCCTTCTGCATTAGGAGAAATTCCAAAAGAATATGAACCATACAACAGTACACCATTAAATGTTTGGCAACAATACAAGTGCCTACAGTATTGTGATTTGTGGCGTCAAGAACTTGATGCATATGATTTGGTCATTCGTTCCCGTACAGATTTAGGATTGAGTGAGCCAATTGATTTGAAATTGGCGCATGAATGTTTATTGAAATCACCAAACACAATATACATTCCAAACAACCAACGTTATGGATATGCACCAAACTTTAATGACCAATTTGCAATTGGACTTCCACAAACAATGTCCATCTATGCTGATTCTGTAGTTAATTTTGATAGGTTCTACAATGAAGGTATCAAATACAATCCAGAACATTTGGTACAGACACAACTTCAACGCCATGCAATTACATGGCCACCAACAACGTTTGAAATTGTCCGTAATCCGGAACATTGGGTTCCTATCGAACATGGTAAGTGGAAAGAAATTTAAAAAATATTTTTAAAAAATACCACAAATCTATTGCCAAGAAGCCTATATAATGTTACAATTTAATTTTTATCGGAGATAAATTTTGTTCCTCATATCGAAACCCTCTTTGTTAACATGCGAGTATCGCACACCATTTATTGGTAGCGATAATCAGTCATGGGCGCACGGAGTTGGGGGTAGTGGAACACGGTAAATCTTAGAAGTAAAACCAAAGTTTCACAACCCTCAGACCTAAAAAATCTGAGGGTTTTTTGTTTGGAAGTGTTGTAATCTTACAACAAAATGTATTGACAAAGATTAGGAATCATGTACAATACACACAGTTCTTTAAAAAGTTAAGTGTAATTTGTTGGCGCATTGTGTAGTGGTAGCACAACGGACTTTGACTCCGTTAGTAATGGTTCGATTCCATTTGCGCCTGCCATATGAAAGCATACTATTAGCGGCACATGAGCAGGTCGTTAATTTCCGCTGGTTACGTGCAAATCGTAAGTGAGTGAAAGATAGTGTGCTTACATATGGTTTATTGGAAACGTGGCAGAGTCCGGTTTATTGCTACAGTCTTGAAAACTGTCGATTCCGAAAGGGGTCCGTGAGTTCGAATCTCACCGTTTCCACCAAATTTTAGGAGTTCTTATGAATGAAGATTTAGTTTTTCGTTTGAGAAAACGTGCCGAAATTCGTAGGCAAATTCCTACAAGAAAGTCGGTGCAAGAAAATGCACCAGATAGAATTGCCGATTTGCTTGAAGAAGCGGCAAATAGGATTGAAGAATTGGAGAGTGGGCAGGACGGTAATGCACCGGTTTGCTAAACCGCAGGCTGTAGAAATACGGTCACTGGGTTCGACTCCCAGACTCTCCACCATGCCTCGGTAGTTTAATGGTAAAACGGCGGATTTATATCCCGTAAGCAACAGATAATTGGTTCATCTGAGTTCGATTCTCAGTCGAGGTACCAAATTTTATGTGGGTGTGTAGCTGAATGGTCAGGCCACGGATTGCAAATCCGTTTTATGCAGGTTCAAGTCCTGTCACCCACTCCAGTGTTGTAAAAAAACAACAACTTAAAAAAAGTTGTTGACAAAAAAGATGGTTCGTGTAGAATACGTTCTATCGAT